TACTCGCAGGCAGGACAGATACTGCTGCCAGTCGCCCAATATCCTGCAGTGCTTTACAGGGATTAATACTGAAGTGAGGGTCTTTCATTGGAATCAATGATCCCACAAACGCTTTAGAAACAGCAATTCCATGACCGAGCCAGGAATGGTCTACTCCATTCCCTGAACATTGGGAAGCACTATCACAAAATGCTTGCTGAATAGGTTGCTGAATAGGTTGCTGAATCATAACGACAGGTCTCAATGATGTTATAATGCATACAAGTGCATTCTTTGAGTAAATATGATTAAAGTGTCCATACGTTGATGATGACATCAATATTAAGCTTTAAACCGTTAAGCTTAGATTAAAATCTATCCATTAATAGTATCGGAATTAAATATTTTTCATCCTTATTATTGGAAATTTTTATATACCGAGATCCACATATTTTCAGCGGATCTTCAGCAACGATATTTTCCAGAAACGTTAATCAAGGGAGCCATGAGTTCAACACTGGGTTCATTCATTTTGCACCACCCGACACCAACCCCATCAACCGCCCAAAAAACGAAGCATTCCTCACCGTCTCCACCGCCTCATCAGCAGGCGGTTCCTTCATCATCTCTACCAGCTTCTGCCGAAAGGTAGCCACATCATCGGTTTCCTCCAAATAGTTCAGCAACTGTTCCACCCGCTTGCCATACATCGCCTGGTACTTGGTGCCTAAATACTCAGCAGCATCCACCAGTGACTGCATATCTGCCCGGTGGCTGGCTCGCTTCTGGGTCAGGCTGGTTATCTCAGAAAACTCCGGCGGCAGCTCTGGCGCTCCTGCTCCCATGGGTGGCAACGGACTGGATTCTTTCTTCTTCCAACCCTCGCCATAGGTTTCCCGGATATAGTCTTCCGTGGGTTCATAGCCGAGAGTACTGATCTTGTTGTCTCGTTCTGCCCTGGCCATCAGGTCTTCTTCTGGCTCGGTCTTTCGCCATACTCTGGGTGGGTTAGCGTTTGGGAAATTCCATTCAGTGAGCCACGCCACCACCTGCTGGTTGAAGCTCTCACAAATCAGATCAGCATCGCTCTTGATAACGGCTTCCTGAACCTCTTGATGAACCTCCGCCTGGCTTCGACTGCTGCCATCATCAGTGGTCATGGTCTGGCTCAGGATCACTTTGCTGATCGCCTTGTCCATACGCTGACAAAGGGCATCATAATCAGCGGTGCCTGATCTGGCGGCTTCGATGAGCTCAATAATCACGTTGTCGGGAATAACAACGCCGCTGTCGCTTTGTATGGCATCCAGTGCCTGCAGAGCTTTCTCTCGTTCGATGGGGTCTTGTGCCTGTCCGGGGGGAAGTTTGGCCGCTGCAGTAGGCATGCCGAACTTTTCCAAAAAGATCAGCCAGAACTTGATGCCGTTGCGTTTAAAAAAGGTCGGCCAATAAAGGTAATGTGCCAGCCCCATGCCATAGGGGTTGTCGCTGTGGTCGGCACCAGCGCTGAATACCCAGAACTTTTTCTCTGGTAGCTTCATGCCGTTTGGATGCTGAATATTAATCAGTCTCAGATTGCCTTCCAGATCAAACTTAAAACGGCTGCGATCTCTGACCTTAATATCGTCTATAACAATTCTGTTGCCGTCGTATGCCCACAAACACTCGGCTACTGAATAACCGTAAAACACGCCGAATAGCATCTTGTCGGTAATGTCATCAAAGTTGCGGCTATTTATCTGCTCTTTAATAAATTCCGCTGCGGCTTTGTCTTCGCTGCTCTCGCTGGCCGGCTCCACGTCCCACTCCGATTGGGTCACGGCCAGTCTGCGTTGCTGAAAGCAGGGTTTCACCTGGTCGTCCCGAAGCAACTCGTCATAGAGGCGCATATCCCGGCCTCGTTGCTGGAGGACGCTGTCGGGGTTTTCCATCAGCATATGGGTATAGGCTTTGCTCATCAGAATGCCGTGGTCGGCTTGGGCGATCTCGCCGAGGGTGGGCTTGCCTGCCATTGTGGTTCTTCCCTAAAGACTTTTCAGTACAGCAATTTTATATTGACTTCGTTTAAGATTATCACCTCTAAAAATTCCATATATTTTTTAGGAGTTAACTCAATGACTGAGAAAATGACGTTTCTTGTTGAAATTGCCAAGGAAGGAAAACAAAAAACTGACCACTTTATATTCAAGGGTGAAAGCATCGAAGATATATTTGAATTTTGCACCTCAAACTCAGTAAAAGTACTCAATTGGAAAAAAGGTTTCGAAATTAAATCAGTTCGTACTATCAAGGTTACTTCTGCTTTATATGATTTTAAAATATTCGATGTGGATGATGTAAATTACGAAGATCTTCTTGAAAGTATTTCACTGCGTTAATACCCCCTGAAATCATTACTCCCTCGGACACTGCCATAGCCCTTGTTGCTCTGTATGCTTTGACCGTCGTCCATTGCCGCCATGCCCACTCGCTTCCTGCCGCTGGCGGCATGGTCAAAGCTGGCGCTGTTTTCATGTGCCCACTTTAAAAACTGGCTGGTGCTGTCCACCTGGTCGTCGTGGGGAGCAAGGGGAAAAATGGTCATCTCTATTTCGTAATCCAATGACCACGGCGATACCTCGGGCAAATAGACCATGCCTGCTTCAAACAGGCTGGATACGGCGATCAATCGGTCGACTTTGTTAATGCCTTTGGTGTCGATGGGGATAACAGGAATTCTGACCTTTGTCTGTCCTACCCCGACGCCCTGGCGCAGCTCCTGAATCAAACTCTGGCCGCTGCCCTTGTCCTCTATCAATACCCCTTGGGGTCGCCATGCCTCGTATAGGCTGGCTGCTGCCCGTTTCAGTGCCGGGTACTCCATGCGCTCTCTGAATACGTCCAGCAAATACCAACCGTGTCGGGTTTCGCCCCAGGTGGTGCAGACGCTCGGGTCGTTCACCTGTTCTGGTTTATAGGCGGTATCCCAACTCTGAATAACTCTTAAAAATTCCGAGGGCAGTACGTTGTAGCGTTTGAACCACTGCGCTTTAATGAGGCCGCCTTCCGGTGTGGCGTTCCAATCGCCCATGAGCCATGCCTGTACCAGCCACGGTGGGCCTGACTTTTTCAGGCGATCCATATAGCCGGGGTCGCCATCTATCAGGAGACGGTTGTCCTGTAGTCGGCTCGGGATATAGATGCGCCTCGTGGTACTGCTGTCATCACTCTCGTTTAAAGAGAGGGGCTGCATGCCTAATGGCGCTGGATCAATGTATCGCTTTTTTATCCATTCGTGACCCGGGCCGCCCGGGTTGGCGCTCACGTTAAAGCTGGAGGGGATACCGTGGGGATTTCGTAATGTGGCGTTCAGTTTGTCGATGGGGTCGGGGTTGGGAAAGTTGCCGCCTTCGTCTATGTAAACATCGGTATAGCTGTGTCCCTGGTACTTCCCCGCATCAGCGTCACGCTCCAAGCTGCGGAGCCTCAAAATAGCGCCGTTGGGCATGACCCATGTACTTTTCTGCGCTTTCCAGAGGGCTCCTAATGGAGTAAATATCTCTTGGCTTCGTCCTATGACCTCATCAAGCTCTGGCATACTGCGGCGGACGAATAATCCCTTACACTTGCCACCATAAACCTCTGACCGCATCAGCCATTTGCCCAAAAATCCGTCGGTCTTGCCTCCGCCCCGAGCACCGCCATAGAGAATGTCTTCAATAGGGCAGGTGAGCAGGGCGGTCTGTGGGCCGGGTTGCGGTGACCAGGTGATCGCCACGCTGGCCTCAGTTCTGCTTGGCTCGGTTTAAGAAAGTCGTCACTATGTTTTTGGCGATTCGTTTGTCCTTCTCTTGCTTCAGGTGTTGCCGGTACCCCTCGGCCATCTGGTGTGCCAGGCTTTCCATCATGCCTTCCATGACTGGTTCGCTCATCATGGCATGCTCTGGAAACAATAAATGGATATCGATGGGCTCGGCGTTCTCGTCCCCATTGGGATAAAGTCTCAATGCCTGATCTTTGTTGTTGTCTTTGTGTACTGATATCGCCACGCTGCAAACCATTTTATTAGGCTTAGGCATCCTTGCTCTCTCCCTTCTTCCGCATCCATCCTTCGGCAAAGCATATCGCCACCATCTCTGTGGGTGTCTTTGCGTTTAACTTTTCTTTTGCGCCAGCTAACCGGGCGGTAATGGCCTGATGGGTTATGCCTACCTCGGCGGCCAGTTGCCGCTGGCTGTAGCCTTCGGCCAGCAAAATAATAAACTCTGCCTGCCGTGGGGTAATGCCATGACAATCCAGCTCGTATTTCGTCCCTTTGACGGTAATCATGCCTCGTCCTTCGGCTGGTATTGGGTCAGCCACTGTTCTAAATCCATGGGTGAGGGCACCACCACGATGCCCTGGCTCGCCAGTTCTTCACCGTCAGGTGTCGTGTGGGCGATCTTCTTTGGAGCTTCAAAGCCGTATATTTTCGCTCGCTGGTCGATGGCTTTCATAATCCTGTCCATTGCCTGCAAATCCCCTTTCAGTGCCTGCTTCATGGCTTCCCGGATAATCCAATCCAGCCGCTGTAAATCCAGGGTCTTGTTCAGCTTGGCAAGCTGCCGGGTTTCTTCTTCTACTTCGCTTAATGCTTTGCTGCAGGCCTTGAAAGCGGCGCTCTTTGAAACGCTCAATTGGTCGCCGATTTGCTGGTAGGACAGGCCTAGTGTACGGAGTTCCAGTGCTTTTCTCTGTAACTCTTTGGCTTTGATGGTTTTTTTGTCCATTTTTGCCCCCTTGGCGTTTCCTACCTTATGCGTTTCCTAACGGCCGACCGTTTTTTGCCTTATCGCCGGTTCAATCGGCGGGCTATTTTCTGCGCTTTTCGTTTCTTTTTCCGCATGGATTTTGGCGCTCGTTTTTTGGTCGGGTGCTTCCAATAATCAGCGGTTTCTTTCTGGAGGAGGGTGTTGTAGGTAAACGGGTTCATGGTGATATCCTTATACAAAAAGGTCGATGATGGTATAGTCAAAAACCGGTTGAGCGCTGCTTCTCAGTATTGCGTCTTTGCTGTCAGCAGTAGTTCTGAATCTTTTTGTCTGAGGCTCATACATCGTTCCATACTCCCAGCCTTTTTTAGTCAGAATGTACC